TTCTGCCGAAGGTACAATGCCTGTAACAACAACAGGGTTCTCAAACCTAAGTGGCGGGGAAACACCAGGTTCAGCAGTCAGAGTATATGTTTTAGAGCATGACATCCGAACAACCACAGACAAGGTGAGCAAGACTAAGGTTCGCTCCCGACTCTAATTAGACAGATAGCCGTACATAGCACTTATAGTTATGTATGGACAATATACCAATTTTCGACATTGTATTTGATGAGGTGAATGGTGGAGTAAATACTGTGAGTCTCGTTTCTAGCCCTGCTATGGAGAGCGCATGGTTGGCATTTAATCACAGCACAGCTCAATACAAACTGCAATCAGAGGAGAAACGCTTAATCTTAGGAGCGTTACTGATTCCCGACAAGCTGGTTCTTAGACGAGACGATTCGGGCAACCCGTTCTTCATACGCTTTAGTAAGGATGTAATCGAGAAGACTGTCTACAAGTACTTCAAGACATCTAAGACAAACAACACGAATGCGGAGCATGACCAGGAGTGGACACTTGACGGTGTTTATATGGTAAGCTCTTTCATTAAGGATAGCTCTATGGGTATCAATCCTCCTGTGGAACTTCAAGATCACCCGGACGGGACTTGGTTCGGAATGTTCAGAGTAGAGGATGATGAGGTTTGGGAAAGATACATCAAGGAAGGCGTATTCACAGGGTTCAGCATTGAGGGCATCTACTCTCTAGCAGACACGGGCGAGTCCGCATCGTTGGCAATGAGCAAGGAGGATAAGGAGCTAGAAGAACTAGCTGATATGATCTTGAGCAAATTAGACACTTTAGTAGACTAATCACTTATATAGATAGAATGGAAGAAAAAAAGAACAAGCTACTCGCCTTCTTGAAGTCACTCGTTTCTGAGGAGACTGTAGAGGAAGTCGAGGTGGAGGCTTCCACAGAGGAAACTCCCGAAGCTGAAACAGACGAAACTCCAAGCGCGGAAGCAGATGCTCTCAATAAGCTCTCTGAGACAGTTGCTGCACTCGCTGAGAAGGTAGAAGGGTTTGAAGCAAGACTTTCTGAGGTTTCTAAGGAGCGTGACGAAGCGAAAGCTGAGAACGCAGAAATCAAAGAACAAGCTGCTGAACTACTTGCAGAAATGAGCAAAGTTCCTGCGGTAGAAACTCCTGCAAAGACACCTTCGACTAAGGAGATGACACGAGCAGAGAGAGCAATCGCAATGGGTAACGTACTACTTAAAAAGAAATAACAATGTCATTTGACGTATCATCATTAACGAATTATGTGGATCAGTCCTCAACGGAATTGCTCCACCGCCTATATTTCGAGGGGACTACACAAGAGTATGTGAGTTTCCAAACGGGCGTAAAACACAAAGATGCTTTGCAGCTCTTCGATCTTACTGCATATCCGCAGGACGATAGTTGCTCAAACACAGCATCAGGATCAACCACTTTCACACAGGCAGAAATCACAGTTGTAGGTATCAAGTACTTCGACTCTCTTTGCCCTATCGACTTGGAAGCTAAATGGACTCAGAACTTGCTCCGTCAAGGTGCTAACGCACAGCAAGAGTCTTTGACTTTCGAGGAAGATGTAGCGATGGGAATCTTGTCTTTGGTACAAGAGAACAACGAGACTGTAATTTGGCAAGGTAACGATGCGGGTTCTAACACAGACCCTATCACCAACAAATTCGATGGCTTTATGCAGCTTATCGACGATGCGGGTACAGCAACAGCCGGTAACACCAACTCAGTATCAGCTATTTCTGCTACTGCTTCGGATAACACCAACGCTGTAACAATCGTAAACGCAATGATTGATGCTCGTCCGGCTCGACTGAGACGTAAGCAAAATCAAGTATTGTTCTGTGGAACTGACACGTTTGACAAGTGGGTAACTGCACAGATCGCCCAAAACAACTTCCACATTGACCAAACTCAATGGGTGAACTACTCGGTTCAAATCCCTGGCAAGAATGTCACTTTGGTGGGTGTTCACGGTCTTGACGGAACGAACCGAATGGTTCTTGGGCAGACAAGCAACTTCTACATTGGAGTTGACGGAATGAATGACCATGAGGTATTCGACATTTGGTACTCCAAAGACGATGACGTAATCTACTACAAGGTTCGTTTCAAACTTGGTGTTCAAATCGCTCGAATCGCTGACTTGGTTGAGTTTACATTATCTTAATAGAATCTGAATTATGGCTTGTGAATTAACAACCGGTGTAAGCGTTGGGTGTAAGGACTCAGCGGGTGGAATCAAGGAGGTGTACTTTGCTAATAAAAGTAACGTCTCAGGAATCTCTGTGACTGCCGATGGAACTGTGTCGGGGATCACTAACAGCGGTAGTTGGTACAAATACGAGCCTCGCAATGCTACTTCGGCAATGATGGATAACCCACAGGTTAATCGTCAGAACGGAACGGCATTCTATCAACAAGGTGTAAACTTAGTTCTCACCAAGATGGAACAAGCTAAACGCAACGAGATCATCCTCCTTGCTAAAGCGAATATGCATATCATTGTGAAGGATCAGAACGATAAGTACTGGCTACTTGGGCAAGATAATGGAATGGAGATGGAGAACTCTGAGGTAGGAACGGGTACAGAATTAGGGGACAGAAACGGGTACACCCTCAACTTCGAGGGGAAAGAGCCTGAACCTGCTCCTGAGATTCAGTATGCTGCTTTCAGCGCAGATGTCTCAGTCACACAAATCTAGTCATCACTCTCATATATCGGTAGAAGCCCCTCTTTGGGGCTTTTACTTTTTTATGACACTTCGTATTGTTTTTTGTTCGTATATTTGCGATATAAAGTTATTTAAATCTAAGTTTTTAGGCGGGTATTAACGAATAACAAACTTGGGGAAGCGACTTATTTTTCACCACCCGCCAAAATATTGTTTCATGTTGTGTTTTGAGCCTCGGCAGAAATGTCGGGGCTTTTTTGTGACACTTTTGCCACTTAACACTTATATATATGTATGGTGGTTATAACAAGAGCGGCATCAAACACATTTGTAATGACATTAGGGGAGAAGGCTACCTATGCCTCACCCGAATACTTGCTTGTCCTCTACGACAAGCACGACAGAGCTTTGATTAAGTTCTTCTTGACCAACACATCATCGGATACGAGTTACGAGAAGTTCACTCTGACAGAGGGAACAGACGAAACGATCCCGGAAGGGGATTACACCTACAAGGTTTACGAGAAGGCGAATCAGGACGATGAAGATATACCTGCTGACACATTTATTGTTGAGACGGGAATACTCAGGTCTTTGGGTGCTGACATAACTGAGGTGGAGTACTCGATCTCAAATACGAACGTGGTTTATGACACAGAATAAGAAGAAGCCTCAAATGAGTGCCAAGAACAGAACCTTCTCGATTGAGTTGGCGAGTTACGAGTTGCCGTTATTCAAGGAGAAACCTAACAGCAGAACTGATTGGGTGGAGTTCGGGGAAAGAAACTTATTCCCTCTGTACTTGGTAGACTTGTTTAACCAGTCTGCGGTACACAACGCAATCATCACGGGTAAGGTAAACTACATTGTAGGTAGAGGGCTTACGACAGAAACGGGTAGAAGTGGGGTGTCAGGACTCAGAGACTTCGTGATGTTTCCTAATGGCTATGAAACCCTGCAAGAGACCTATAAGAAGTTAGTAATTGACAACGAGGTATTCAACGGGTATGCCATTAAGGTTGTCAGAGCGAAGGCGGGGAATAAGATTGTTGAGATCCACCACGAGGACTTCACGAATGTCCGCATGGATAAGAGCAACAAAGGGGTGTGGATCTCTGATGAATGGGAGAGTCCGAGAAGTAAGCCATCCTACAGGATGCAGAACAGAAACCCGGAGGTAAAGTACTACCCACTATTCGACCCTAAAGGCACAGCAAAAGTGTCTTACATATATCACAGAGAGTATAGACCTGACATCAACTACTACCCATATCCTGAGTATGTAGGTGCGATTCCTCAGATTGAAACGTCTGTAGAGATCGGCAAGTTCGACCTAAACTCTATCAAGAACGGGTTTAGTGGCGGTACAATTATCAACCTACTGAACGGTATCCCTCCAACAGACGAGGAAGCTAAAGCGATTGAGAGAGACTTGACCGAGAAGTTCACGGGGTCAGAGAATGGGAATAGGGTTGTAATCAACTTTGCAGAAGATAAAGACCACGCCACCACAGTTGAGCAAATAAACTCAAATGATTTAGCGGAGAGATTCAGCAACCTAGAGGAGCGCACAAAGGAGTCTATATTCATTGGTCACAAGATCACAAGTCCGATGCTGTTCGGAGTTCGCTCTGAGGGGCAGCTAGGTGGACGAAGAGAGATACTAGAAGCCTACAAACTGTTCAAAGAGACTTACGTTGTCAGAAGACAGGCTAAAGTGGTAGGAACGCTCAACTATCTACTCGATATTATGGGGCTACCAAAAGCCTTGAAGGTAGAAGAACTGAAACCAATGAACCCAAGACTTCCTATATCTGACGAAGAGGTATCAGCATTGATTCCTGACGAGGAGAAAGCAGAGTTCTTGCGAAGAGAGTTCGGAGTAAAGAATGTGAAGGCAGCTCCCGTTGAAGAGAATGTCGATATGAGCGCAACAGAGGACGGATATGGCGATGTTTTGATGTACTTGGGGTCTTGTGGGGAAGATGCAGAGAACTTTGAAATATTGGACGAATTTGATATTGAGTTCGAGGACGAGCAGCCGAAGTTCGCATTAAAGGATGTGGGTGATTATATCGCCTTAAAAAAAATAGACTTAGCCACGATTGAACTCAGGTACAGATATGCGTTAGCGGACGATGCTTTGCCACTCAAGACGAAGAGTAGGGGATTTTGCAGCACGTTGATGGGGCGCAACGCTCTGTATACCCGGCAAGAGATTGAAGGTATGGAGAATCACATGACAGACTTTAATCAGAGTGTGTGGCTATACAGAGGTGGATGGTACAATAGGGCGGGTGAGCGTAGACCTCAATGCCGTCACGTATGGAAACAAGTAGTAGTAAGACGAAATGGCAACTAGGAAATATTTACTAAGCGCAACAGACTTCAAGAAGTTGACTCCGGTTCACAGAAACGTGGACGATGAGCTTATCAAGCAGAGTATTATATCCTGCCAAGATATGTTCATTCAGCCTCTTATCGGAACGGGTATATACAACGACATCAAGGGTGAGTTACCGAGTTCGCTTACGAGTGCGAATCAGACGTTACTAGAGGATTACATTCATAACGCTATGCTGTATTGGATCATGTGCGACATTGTGCGCCCTACGACCTATCAGATGAGCAATATGGGTGTGCAGACTCGTGATGGTGACAATATGCAACCAGCCGACCAAGAGGAAATCCGCAGGTTAGAGAACAACTACTTTAACAAGGCTAAGTTCTATGCGAACAGATTGGTCAAGTACTTGAAGGAGAACAAGAGTACTTTCCCTCTGTATGATAATCCAGGAACGGGGTATGACATCATACATCCAACAGGAAGACCATACCGAACAAGCATTTACTTGGGTGGCAATAAAGGGAAGAAGCACTTAGGACTAGATATATATATGGGTGATGAGTGGTGTGAATAGGGGTAGAGACAAGAAGAACCTCAAGACTTTGAGGTTGTACGAGAAGAAGAAGAATGACCTTAAACGAGGCAATAGCGATAATAGAGGACTTCGGAAGCAGTCATCTGATGGTGAATGACACCATTTTTGGTGCAGCCCCGGAGATTGATACTGATGACTTGAATGGATTTGTTCTGTGGTTCTACTTGAATGGTAGTGAAGTCGAGGAAACTCGTAAGTCCTTCACGTTCGATGTTCGGATCATGGATGTGTTGCAGAAGGATATGAGCAATGAGATTGAGGGGATAAGTGACACAGATAAGATAGCGCAAGACTTACTAGCTTGGCTAGACACTAAGCAGTACGATGAGGGCTATCAGTTTGACAGGTCGGCAACGAAGGTGAATTTCGTACACTACGACAGAAGTGATTATGTAGGACACCAACTATTTGTCACCTTGCACCAAAAGGCAGAGTTTGATGTGTGTGAGGCGGCTATGTACGTACACTTAGTTGACGAGAACGGAACATACATATCGGATGAAGATAACGACAGAATATTAGTAGAATGACAAGGCGTAAAAATCCAAGCGAGTTCGATGCGATATTAGCGGCAGCAACCGCCAATGATGATCTTATTATATGGTGGGATACCTCTGCGGGTAAGATGTACTCTATCACCAAGAGTGAGTTCTTGACTATGGTAACTGCCGGTAGTGGGGATATGTCTACGTCCACCTATGACCCCGCATCTATCGCAGAGCAGTTGGTGGGATTGACCGCTGCTCAGACTATCACCAATAAAACCATTGATGCGGATAACAACACCGTATCAAACATAGGTGACGAAGAACTGAAAGCGGGTATAGATGCTGCGAAGATCGCGGACGCATCTGTGTCAAATACCGAATTTCAATATCTCAACGGGGTAACATCTGCAATTCAAACGCAGATTGACGGCAAGGCTGATTCAAGCCACACGCACACACTAACAGACATAACAGACTCAGGGGCTTTGGCAGCACTTGATACGGTTGGAACTGCTGAGATAGATAATGATGCTGTAACATTTGACAAGATATCGAACATTGCTACTAACAGGGTTTTGGCTCGTAGTTCTGCGGGTAGCGGGAGTGTGGAGGCTTTGACTTTGCCGAACTTCCGAACTCTGATAAATGTCGAGGACGGGGCAGACGTAACAGATACCACAAATGTAACGGCTGCTGGTGCTTTGATGGATTCGGAAGTCACAGACTTAGCAGGGATAAAATCACTTGACACATCAACGCTGCAAGTGAAACCAACAGAAGGGGCTTTCGTTGATGGCGATAAGACAAAACTCGATGGGATTGAAACGGGGGCAACGGCAGACCAAACGGCAGCAGAGATAAAAACAGCTTACGAGAGCAACTTAGACACCAACGTTTTCACGGATGCGGAGCAGACTAAACTTGCTGGGATTGAAACGGGGGCAGATGTTACGGACGAGACGAATGTAGTATCAGCCTTGAGCGGAGCGACTCTAACCGATGCGGGTACACCACAGGCAACCGACAAAGTGCTAGTGCAGGATTCTTCCGACTCAGACAACTTAAAGTACGTTGATTTCAGCGACTTTAGTTCAGGCACTACGGTAGAT